CTCTTAGGGATCTAATTAAACAGCTTATAAATACTTTCAATAAACTTATAATTAAAAACAAAAAAAGAACCAACAAAAAATTAATTGAAAACAAATCTGTTAAATTCCCACACCCAATAGAAACCCTTCAGTTAATAGAAGAATTAATTGAAAAAGAAAAAGGAAAATCTAATGAGACTACTGACAATTGAAAACATTAAACTAATTGACAAAAACAATAAGGTAAAATACGAACAAAGCAATATAAAGAACACGCTGCACCAAATAGGTGAGTCTTATATGTTGAATTGTCTTTTTGTTAATAAAAATACAAGAGTTGATTATTATTGGGCTGGACTTGACAACAGAAGTTCCTTAAACACCACTGATAACATGTCATCATTAGTTAATGAACCGTCCACAAATGGATATAGTAGACAAAAAATAACATCTTGGAGTTCACCTGTCATTTCTAACTCTGTTTATGTTGTTAAAAGCAATAATATAACGTTTAGTGCATCAACAGGAACGAGTGGTTGGGGACCAGTCAAGAATATATTTTTATCCACAACCCAAAATATTAGCGGGGTTTTGATTTCTTCTGTTAAATTGAATCAAGAATTAACAATGTCTCCTGGTGACACAATTGTTTTAGTGATGAATCTTTCTTTAAGCAATTAAAGAATCAGTTAGATTTTCTATTTTTTGAATTTCTATACTGTGAATTATATTTACGTAATCAGAAATTTCATACACTTTAAAATTGATCCATTCCGCTCCACCATCTTTTACGTCAACCAGCAATTTTGAGCAAGGAATATAATCTTTTTTCTTAAAAAACTTTTTTATCTTAGTAGGCAGAATATTATCTTTGTCGTTCGATAAATATATTTTATAACCATCATCAATAACATCTATTCCTTTTGACTGGTTTTTATTATCACTTATAATTATATATTTACAAAAAACCTCTATAGCTGGTTCTGATGTTTCGCTTTTATCATAAAACCAAACAGGAACGCTTACTCCCACTACCTCTACTTGTTTCCCTTCATAAACATCATATCTTTGCTCTTTTGTTAAAAAAACGTTGTGGGAAACACATAGTATGGAATTCATGTTATTATATGAGTAATATTTTTGGCAAAAACAATAAATACATTATGATCAAATATTATTATTTATTGATTTTATTCTTGTGTCTCTCATCACAAGCTTTTGCCCAAAGAATTAAACACCCAATGGATAACATGCCATTGGTTCCTCCCGTCCCATTGACAGGAGACAATGATCTTTATGGAATGCCGATAGAAGAAAGAGGCGAAGAATACAAAAGGTTTTTGTCGCCTTCTTTAAAAATTATGGTAAATGGAGCAAGTGGATCTGGGACTATAATTTATTATGATAAAAAAGATAATACAGCTTATGTTGCCACCTGTGGACATCTTTGGAATCCGGGCGTCTTAAGTTATGAACAAGCAAAGATTAAAAAACCAAAATGTAAAGTTTTAACTTGGTACCACAATAACGAAAAATTAAAAGAAACAAAAACTTATGAAGCAAGTGTTTTATTCTATAGTTACGTCGAAGGTTGCGACACAGCCTTAATAAAATTTACACCAGACTGGACACCTGAATACTTCCCAATAGCACCAAAAGATTATCCATATATAAAGGGCACCATAGCTCATTCTATGGGTTGTGATGGTGGTGAGGAAGTTGCACATTATAAAGTAGAAATAGTTGGAATAAGAAACAGAGGAGATTTAGTGACTGTTCAAAACAGCCCCAGACCAGGAAGATCAGGCGGTGGTCTTGTCGATGATAATTATTTTTATATTGGAACTTGCTGGGGAACCACCGCATTTGATGGAGGCGGACAAGGATTCTTTACATCACTGCCTGTGATTCATGATTTTTGGAATAAAAATGGATTTGACTGGTTGTTAAAAATTAAAAAGCAAAAAACAATTATTTTAAACAAAAATACAAATAAAAAAGAAATAGTTGAAGGCGATTATATTTTAATGCCAACACTCTAAGTTAAAGAATAAAACGGACATATTTTTCTAAAATCACATCTTCTGCAGTGATCCCCTGTTTTTCCAAAAACATTATCTGGATCTTTAGCCTGAATGTCATTGTAAATATTTAGTAGCATTTTTTCAACACCATCCAACATAGATTGGTTAAACTTTGTTGGTATAAGATCCCCACCGTCCAGATAATAAAGAGCAGCTCTTATGTTTTCTGCTTTTATACCAAAAAGCTTTTGAACAACTTTTGCGTAACACAACATTTGCGTATCTTGACGTATGGTCTTAGGAGTTTTTCTCCACCTACCCTTCTTTGTAGTCTTATAGTCTATTATAAAACACATATCTTCTTTAATTATCAATCGATCTATCACACCAGTCAGATATTTTTCATGTGGCGGATCTAAATCATATTTGAAAAAATATTCTGTTTCTCCATCAAAGCCAACTCTATCACTTAATTTTTTAATATTTGTTATATGCTCGTTTAATTTATTTTTATATTCTGATGTAAGTTCTACTTTTTTATTTTCAAGCAACAACTCACCTTTTAAATATGGCTGAAGAAACTTGGTAATTTCTATTTTTCCTTTATTTTTAACATACTCTTCCGCCACCTTGTGAACCAGTTTTCCATAAAGAAAATATTCTGGTTCTGGTTCTTGTGATTCTAATTTTAAATGATATTTATATTTGTATGCTTGGTTGCACTGGTCCCAAAGTTGTTTTCTACTAACAGATAAATGTTCTATTTTCATAAACTAAGGGAGTAAATCGAATTGCAAAAAAGAACAAAAATTGATATAATTTAAGCATGGGAATTTTTGAGAATTTTCAAAAGTGGGCGGAAGATCGTTTTGATGGCGATATAATCGTCAAGGGAAACGAGATAATAATAAACTCAATATTTTCGGATGACACAAAATATCATTTATGGTGCAGCCCCTCAGGAGGAAAAACCGGACGCAAGAATGGTGTGTTTCATTGTTTCAAAACTGATAAAAAGGGCTCACTGCCAAAATTAATACAAACTGTAGATAAATGTAGTTTTGAAAAAGCCATGTGCGTATTGCACGGTAGGGCATCAATCTCGGAGTTAGAGGATAAGCTTTTTGATTTTTTTGAAAACTTAGATGAAAATCCTACCACTGAGATCGTTGAACAAAAAAAAATTCAACTAACACTTCCAGAAGGAAGTTGTTCCATAAACTCTTTGCCAAAAAATAATTTTTGGAGAAATTTAGCCACTGAATATCTTGCTAAAAGAAAAATACCAACAGATGGATTGTATATTTGTAAAACAGCTCCATACAAAGCAAGGATAATAATCCCGTATTATGACCCAGAAGGAAATCTTTTTTATTGGAATGGCAGGCATGTTGGTAATTCGAAAATTAGATATTTAGGTCCACCCAAAGAAGTTGGAGTGGGGAAATCTGACGTTTTATTTTTTGCAGGGGGAAATTGGGCTGATAAAAACGAAGAGATATACCTTTGCGAAGGAGAATTTGACGCTTTGAGTCTTTTCTGCAGCGGCTTAAACGGAGTTGCTTGCGGTGGCAAAAATCTAAGTGAAAAACAAATGAACTTAATAAAAGACTACAAAATCGTTATATGCCTAGATAATGATAAAGCCGGACTTGGTGGAATGACAGCAATGACAGACATGATTAATAAAAATATTGAATCAAAAAATCTAAAAGAACGATTAATGTTCGTCAGTCCACACAAATCTTGTAAAGACTGGAACGAAATGTTTGTCAAAGAAGGTCCGTCTGTTTTAAAAAATTACATACTTGCCACAAAGAAAAATTTAGATTTTCAAGCACCTATGGGCACAGGTGGTGACTACTTTAGAATGAAAGGAATATAAATATGAATCCAAATTTAGAAAAATTTAAGCATTTTATTGGCAAACCAATAACTGTTTTTACCATTCACACAGGTAGAAATTTCACAGAAACTCAATTCAATGACTACTTCACAGGCATTTGTCAAGCAGTTCACATGGATGGAATAGAAACCATACACCCAATCACAAATTGTAAAAACTTCTTCTTTTTTAACAATATTGTTGGTATCTGTGAAGAGCAACAACTAGACCCAGAAAATCCTGAACATCAAGAAATCATAAAAGAAATAAGTAAAGATACACCTATTGAACAAAGTGATTTGCAACCAAATAATTCTGTGAACATAGATATAGATCTATTGAATAAAATAATAGCCAAATGATATATTATTTATTCTTGATCATCTGGGTCACCACCCCCAGCTACGTATTGTGAAATCAAATCATCAATTGGATCATTTGTTCTCTTATTTACCATCAATCGGAATTGTCTCTCCATTGTTTCGTTTATTAACCACTTCATCCAATCTTCCTGGTCTTTGGGGTCTACACTTCCAGGTATCGCTTTATCAGGATATTTTTTAAATATTTCTTCACTATGATCTAGTATGTCTTTAAAAGATTCTTTAAAATCTTTTTCGAAATTTTCGAAATTTCCAACAAATTCTTCTGTTGGAATATACTCACTTGGGGGTTGATCACCGTTTTTTCCAACATACAACTCCTGAAACAGCTCGCCACCTTTATGCTTGCTTCTTCGCAACCTCTTCCAAACTTCTTTTTTAATTTTATTCACAGCTTCAGAAGATGTGATGTTTTCCCATTTATCTCCCGTCCAATATATTCTGGGATCTGGTTTTCTTCCGGGACGGCGAGTTTCCCTTTCCGCTGCCACTAGGTCTGAATTTACCGAACCTCCTGACCTGTTTGGTATACCGGACATTTCTTCGGTGCCGCTACTGCCACTGGGTTTTTCAACTTCATCACGAACCTCTCCACGACTTTCTCCATTATTATTATCGTTTGAAGTATGCACTGCTGAAAATTGTCTAATAACTTCTTGTTTAAACTTACTAGCCCAATCATCAATTATTCTAAATAGCTTTAGCTTTTTTAAATTTTCAGACTCTGTCTCCAGGTCCTCATTTATAACAGACAAATTATATTCAAGTTTATTGTATTGTTCTTTGATAAAGTTATACTGCGACAAAGTCAATCTTCTGGACTCTTTTTTTGTATCATCTTCACGTCCAAGTGCACCAAACTTATTTTTATATACATATGGATTATCTGGGTTATTTCCACCCATTACTGTGTTGTGCCACCAGTTTTTCATTCTATCCCAAACGCCTGGTAAAATACCAGTCTTTGCTGGCTTGTATTGAACAACAATAAGATCTTTTTTCAATTGTGTTACAAAGTCATCTATTAACTTTGTAAGTTTATCTAATTCTACTTTTTCCATGATAATATATATTATTTCTTATCAGAAATATATTCGTTTATTTTCTTCAAACTCATTAAACAAGAGTCAAATCTATGAAAATCGCTTGTTAAATACTCGAAAGCTAGTTCGTCAAATTTATCGCTAACTTCATCGCTTTCTACTTCAAAATATATATATTTGCCTTTTTTTCCAAGAACCTTATATTTATGCATTAATATGTAGGCTGCAACTCCGAGATCGGTAGCAAATCTAATTTTGCCTGTTTCGTTGAAGTTGTATTCTCTAATTTTCTTCAGACTCATTATGCAGGAGTCAAATCTGTGAAACTCGCTGCTTAGATAATCCAAGCATATTTCATCAAATTTCTCTTCGTCTTTTTCTTCTATATCAAAAAGAACTTCTTTGCCTCTCCTTCCTGCCAATTTATAATTGTGCATTAGGACATAAGAAGCAGTTCCGAGATCTTCTACGCTCTTTATTTTTTGCATAAACTATATTAGTTAAAAATTTAAAATTAATTAGCAGCTTCGGAAGCTAACAAGCAGCCTCTGGCAACACTATAAAGTGGATCTTTTGGCTGAATAACCTCGCCTATCTTGATAGTAAGGTCTGCTTCTTTTAAGCATTGTGCTAACATATCTTTAAAGCCTGGAGGGCTGGATGTGCCGCCCGCAATAACGAAGTCTATCTCTTGATCTGTCTTAACACTTTTAGATGTATTCTGAAGACCTTTTTTGATCCCAGTAACAGTATGCTCTAGCATTATTCTATATTGCGTTTGTATGGCTCTTTCTACAAGGGTGGTGGCTGGTTTGGTTAAATCTACCTTTGTTTTTTCTTTATTTATAAAAGTAGTACTTTCGCCAGTAGCTTTGGCAGCCATTTTATCAATCCAGTCTCCACTGTTGACAATAGAAAATGAAAATAAAGGGTTTCCAAACATTGCAAAACAAACATTTACCATACCCCCACCAAAACTCATTCCCACGCCTGTAAAGGCTTTGTGAGATAGTTCCGCATAAACTAAGGCTAATGCTTCATTTATCGGTCTGGGGTCAAGTGTAAAGCCTTGTTCTGATTTATAGGCTTTGAATATAGCCTCTAATATTTTTCCATGATATTCAGCATCTGTTTCTTCGTTTATTGCGTTTGCTGGAACACAGTAATATAATATTTCCTTATCTTTGCTTATTTCTCCAATTAAACTATGGATCATAATGCTTAATATTTGAAAAGCATCCTTTTCTTTCGGATTCACGCAGCCAGATGTCATAGGTCTCTTTAACTCTAGTCCGCTCATTGTGTAAGCCATATTAACCGCTGCTTCGCCCAAGGCGTATGCTACTTTTTCTCTTTCAATCAGAGGAACGCCTGCATTTTTCATCATGTTGAAGACAAATTTGTTTTCCAAAGGCATCTCCAGAAAAGCATTTATTTCTTTTTTATAAGTAAAATTATTTGATTCATCTCTTTTGCAGCAGACGAGCGTATAAGTTCCAACGTCAAATCCAACTCTCGACATAATTAACCACCCTTTCCAAAATTGATCTTCTCAGATGCAAAGTCTGGGATTGCCCAAGCTACTTTATCTTCTGCATCCACTGAAGATTCTTTTTTATTCATCACTCCCTTTACATCGCCGGATACGGCTTCTATAGAGCCATTCATGTTTATGTTTAAATCTAAAGTTATAGAGACCTTAAGCTCTCCATCCTTAGTTACAATCTTAACATCACTTGGTCTTATTAGTTGTGCCATAATTTATAACCTATTTCTTGGTAGATTCAGTTACTACTATTGATGATATGACCTGCAAAGAAACAGAATCGATACCTGAGTATTCCTCTGGCAACTTAGCTTCTATTTTCTGGATATTTAAGTCGCCTACATTAAAAACCTGAACTTCTTTTGATCCAAGATCGAAAACAGCACTATTTAAACCATTCAATCTTATTTGAACAGAGCCTTCTGATTGATTTGCTATTTGAACAAAGTCTGCAAAGCTATTTGTATCACTTTGTATATCGATAATATTATCGGTAAAATCAGAGCCTGGCTCTACTGTTATTTTATATACTTTTGGTATGTTGTTTGTATCAGCTTTGTCATACCACGCCGAACCATCATCCTCCAGAATTATTAAAAAGGCTAAATCTGCCGAGGTATTGGGATAGACATATCTTTTCCAATAATTAGAACCAGAGAATATTTCTCCATCTTTTAATTCCCGACTAATTCTATCTGGTCCCATGGCATATACACTTCTTTGAATGCTTGTGCCATTGGGATCATTATCTAACAATCCTTGTGTTCCGTTATTTAATTTTACTTGAAATGTGCTCATATATTTTATATATTAATGAATCTTTCTTTTTATTGGGCAAACTATATATTTACATGGAAGAAAAAGAAAAAATAGAAGAATCAAAAGACGCACTTGAAACTTTCTTCAGTCAATTTGGACAAAATGATTTATACACACAAACAATATTAGAAATGATATTTGAGGAGATGTTCAAAAAATATGAAAAGTGATTTAAAAATTCTATGGCTATACTTAGCCAAAAGAGATAAAAAAGGCGTAAAAATACTTTCTAAATTTTATTCAAGAGATATAGGACCCATACCCCTAGAGGATTTAAAAATATTAAATTTACCTTCAAGTTGGTATGGAAAAGTAAAAGGATACATAGATGAAAATCTCATGTATTGGCAGCCCTGGCTTCAAACAGCTGTAGATTTTGATGAGTTAAAAGCAAGTTTAAAAATAAGAGGTTACTCAGAATTACCAGCCAATGGCAGACCCATGGTATTAGTAACACCAACATTATTTGTAAATAGTAACTTTTTTGAAAAACAAAAAGTTATGTTAAAGAAAAATTAAAAATAAACTTCTTTTTCGTTTATATAAAAAGTTCCAGAATGAACTTCTACCATGAGCATTTCTCCATCTGCTCTCAATATGACTCCACCTCTTTTAACAAATTCTTTTGTTAATTCTTTATAGCAACCCTCTTCCACTATTATCTTTGAGGATAATTTTTTAATATGTTTTGGATAAACTCTTTGGTTCTTTTTAATGTTAAAGTCTTTGTTTACACTTTCCTCTTTTATCCATTTGCTGAATTCATTTATAAAGGAAAAGTCTATGTTATTTTTCATGTTAAATAATTTTTAATGTCTTCTTTCTTTATATACTCAGCATTATCAAGTTTTTTTCCGCTGCAATGATAATACGCTTTTCTTCCACTTTTTGTAAACCAATATAAACAACAATCTATAATTTCATTGGCTATATTTTGTTGGGGATAAGTGTATAAACCATTCTCCAGTTGTATGCTTCCTGGCTTATTATCTTCAAAAGAATCGTCGCAACATAACAATATCACTTCACTGCAGTTAAATTTATATGCGAGTTGTATAGAGGCACAGATTGGATTTCTATAATCATCTATTTGAAAATAAGCATCAGAAGATTTATTGAAATTGAAATTATCTTCATTGGCTGGGCTATATCTGTATTTAATTCCACTATAGTTTTCTAAAAATTCTGGATATGTTCTATTAGATGCTATGCATTTGGGCAAACTTCTTTTGTTTGGAAGAAATCTTAAACAATCTTGGTATGGGTTATTAACAACATAATAATTTAGAGAGGTTGAATTATTATTCCACTTTTTTAAAGAGTTATTTACACCCATAAAACAAACTCCATTTATTTTCTTTAAAAAAGTATGTACTTCATTAAAATCATATCCATCTGAAATTATTATTGCTGTATTATAATTATTGCTTTCCGCATCAGCCCAAGAATATTTTTTTCTATTATTTTCAAATTCATTTTTCAATAAAATGAAATATTCATTTTCGTTAATAGTTTTGTTTATGTCTATAGCTTGAGAAGAATTATTGCAAAAATTTCTTATCCAAAAATTATAATTTGGAGTTTTGATAAATTCGTTGTTTTTTACTTTTTTGGTTCTTGCTAACATTTTATTTACTTGCATGGAACGATTGCTACACAATTAAGCTTTTGATCATCTCCTGTGATCTTACTTATATCTAATTGTATTTTAACATCTATCGGAGATCCCTTATAGACCATTTCTATTTCTGGTTTTTCTGGCATCAACAATTGTATTGTAGATGGAATGTTTCCGTTTATTTCTATAACGGGAGGTATTCCAACAACTTGTATCTGACTAGGTATGCCAGAAGCATCGATCTTTATCTCTCTTGGGAAATTATCTGGGATATTTAACCCGATAAACTCTGGTATATCACTCTTTATTTGTATTATGGTTGGGACACTTGTGGCATCTAAAAATATAGATTTTGGTATCTCTGTATCAGATGTTATCCTAATCTCAGATGGAATTCTTATATCTGGAGCCACTATTTTTATTTGATCCGGCAGATCTACTTTGTCTATTTTTATCGAGGATGGTATATTTGAAGCATCTACTGTGAGTGGCGGAATATTTGGTGGAACAATATTGATTACAGAGGGTATCCCCAGACTGTCAACTTCTATTGTGGCGTTCATAGAAGCGTTTCTGTTATTCAAAGATTCATAAGATTCATAATTATTGAGTCCTTGTATAAATGAAGCACCTCCTGTGGGGCATTGAACTGTAACTATTGCGCTAAGAACTGGTGGAAGCCAACCGCCTCTTGGTCCAAGCGTATTTCCACCCCAGTCTATAACCATCGTTGGTGTTGTAAAAGATATGACAGGAGGAATATCCTCCATTCCTATAACTCTTATAAGAGCAGGAATACTGGGCGGCATACCAATAACACTTATTGTTTCGGGCACACTAAAGCCAGTGGGGTTCATGACAGTAATTTTTGATGGAAGACTAAATCCACCATCTACATATATTGGAGATAATCCAATATACGAAGTTAAAGATCCACTTATATCTATTTTTATTGGAGATATTCCTATCGAAGGTATGTTTATGGGAGTTATTGATATTGGGGGTATATTTATTGGTGATATCGTTATTTTACTAGGAATATTGATTGGAGATATTCCTATGTTTATAGAAGAAGGCACCGATGCAATATTACCAACATCCAAACACGGAAACACAATAGGTGGCAAATTATATTTGTTTGGAGGTGTGGAAAAAGGCGTGATTAATATTGGAGGTATATCTGGTGGAGGAGGTATCGGAATTTCCAAAGGAGTTATAACCTCAGCCACTACAGGCTCTATAGAAGCAGTTCTATTGGTTGGAGTAAACGTGACCGAACAATTATCATTAAAGATTGTTAAGACAGGATCTGGTGTTGAGTTTGGAGCATATGTATGAGTTCCCTGTAAAACATTTGTAGTATAATTTCCATCTCCAAAATCTAATCTGAAAGTTGTGAAAGATCCATTTATTTCTACCAAATACTGAGAGATTATTCCGGTAGTCAAACTACTTTCAAGTATGTTAAATGTAAAATTAACATCAGGACATCCATAATCATCAAATATGGCGGGAACAGACTGTAGATTTCTTATTCTCCAATCAAGTGTATCTTTATCGGTAGAAAAATTGTTTCCTATGAATTCTTGTATATTTATAACAGCATCTACTATTTGGTTATGATGTTCTGCTATTACAAATCCTCTTACTTTAACGCCCGAATGATTATATTTTGTCTCTTCTCCGCCTAAGTTACGAACACATTCTTTAAATCTAAAAACTCTTTGTTCTCCATTTACAAGCTTTTTTTCAACATTGTTATAATAAAACAATTCGCCATCTATGTTTGCAAAGCCATTGTTTGACCACAATTCATCACCCTCAGACGGTCTTATTTCTATCTCGTCAGACCAAGGAGCGTTATCTTTAGCTAATATTGCCTCAGATGTGTTAAACACAAGAAACAATGTATCATCAGAGTCATACTTATCGGGATATAGCGGATTTGGTGGTGGTCTGGTCAATTCATGTACCTCATATTAATATATTGTAGATAGCCATTGTTTTTCACCCTCACCGCCAGGTCTGCCTCCAAGATATCTGAAGGTTAGATCTATATCGTTGAATTTTATGAAAGACTTAGTGCTATAATCATAACTTATATATACATTATGATCCTCATCAGAAGTTGCAAATAAAGTTTGATTTAAATCATCAAAACCAGTGACGGTGGGATCTTGAAGTGATTTAAAAGCAGTAGAACCAACCCCAGGACCACCCGTAGACCAAACGCCTGTTGTGGAATTAAACACAGATATAGCCCCGGAGTTGTTAAATAGAAATATAGCACTGGAAAGATTTACAAGCTGACCCTCTGTTTTAGTTGGACCAGAAAGATCATTTATTTTTTTAATTTCAGATATTGGGTTGGATGTGGTTCCGCTTGTTTTATAAAAACTTTTAAGTCTGAAGAACTTACCCTCACCAGAGTTTTGAAGCACATATCCGGAGCCATCTCTCCAAGTCGATCTCTGAAAACTATAACTATCAGAAGGTAAAGTATAGTTTTTAATATCTTCTGCTCCATTTTTAAACGAATTTGAATTTAGGCAACATCTTGAATAGCTATGATTTGATATAGACGCAGAAATAATACTTGTGTCAATCTGATGGGTTTCATTTGACATCGATGTTACAGCAGGATTGCTACAATCTTTGTTCCCACAGGTGGAAATGCCCACGCCCTTATTGCCCAAAATAAAATAAAGATTATCTCCCGATGATAATCCAGCCCAGCCCCATTGTCTTGATATGCTTGATCCACCTAAATAATAAGCAGAATACACATCATAAAAAGCACTATATTTTTGAAAAAATATTCTTTCGTCAGAAACAGGATCTGAATCGCCCCTTCCTGTAGCCCAAAATATTAACCCCGAGGAGTTTTTGTCTCCGGATCCATAGTTATCCATTTTAGCAAAACCATTGTTTCTTTCGAACTCTCTTATGGTTCTACACTTTTCGCTATATGAGTAACAACTGTCGCAACATTTTGTTCCGCAATCACAACCGCTCTCTATATCAACATCCCCTAGAAAGCTACTATCAAAGTATGGATTTATATCGAAAGGAGTGTTTAAAGTCTTAAATGTTTCGCTTATAAGTCCAAATTCATGAGAAATAATTTCGCTTGATCTACCTTTTGTCCATAGCCATAAATTTGAATTTTCTATAACATCTATGCTAGATTTGAAGTTTGTTATTCTATAGTTTCCGCTATAAGTATCTGTTCTCAAAACAACATCATAAATACCGCCAACGCTAAATGCTGCTGTTGTGTAGCTTTGATTAAGATGAGCTAAATCGTCATTTATTCCCCATGTATAAGAATTTATTGGATCAGAAGAGTTTTGACCATTTTTTAAAACTCCGACATCATCTGCTGCTATGGAAATAGCAACGTATGTATTTATTGGTGATGTTATCCTATACAGCCTATTGTTTTTTATGCAAGAGTCAGAATCACACCCATCTATTACTATTTCTTGACCCAAGTATGTCTGTGTTTCACCTGGGGCAAATTCTATTTCGGCTTCTGATGGACAAAAATCTCTAACATTAACTATATTTTTAAGAACGCATGTATCTGATCCAAAATCATTAGTAACAGTTAAAGACGCATCATTAAACCCAGAATTTTCATATGTATAAACCAACTTATCCTGATCTAAGTTTAAATAAACAGTTAGTCCGCCTATCACATCCCCGCCGTCTCCTATTAACAATCTATATTTTGGATTATTTCTTGTAGAAGAATATGTTATATCAAAAGAATCACTGTTTCCAACATCAATATAAGTTTCCCAATCATCTGTAGATTTTTGTAAAACATAAGTTTCAGGGAAAAAAGTTTCTGTTATTTCTATACTGACAGTTGTCAATACCTCGCCAGTACCTAAAGTCTTAAAATTAAAGTATTTTTTATAAGCAAAATAATTGTTGGATCCGTAGTTAAAATTCCATTTATGTTCTGTTGACTTACTAGTTCCGTCAGTGCCCAACCTAAAACTCAAATCGGTAAAAGATACAGTGATTGGCTTTAATCCTATTCTTTTATCTACACTGAACCAAGCTTTGGGAGCCAAAACTAGATACCTTAGATAGTTGGTTCTTTGTTCAATCGTACCTTCCAAAGGTTTGATTGCTCTTTCACCCTTTACGCCGGCAAACTTTTCTATATTTATAACAGCATCTTTTAAAGAATTATGATGTTCAGCCATTACATTTTGAGTAATATTTGTTATGTCTTTATATTTTTTTACATCCTCAAAACCAGATAAAATATTAAGACCACTAAAGTATGCTGTTGTTGAAGAAGTTATTGTTTTTGTTGTATAATAAAAAGATGTGGCTCTTTGTTTTATTTCTTCACACTGATCTGTAAGGGTTAATATTCCACCACCTCTTGATTGATCTGGAAATCTTGATATAGCCTCCTCTGTTCCATATACATATATTTTTGAGTCGCCAGGAGTATAATCTTCTGCCAAGTAGACTCTTAGATAGTCATGAACTTCATATAAATTTTTGTTTGTATCAAAATTTTCTGGATAATTACTGAGGTTCATTTTTTTCCTAATCTATTGTTATTTCTTCTTTTAAGAATGCTTTTTTAATTGTTTGGTTATTAAACAAAACAAACACAGAAGGATTATATGTTGAAGATGGATGATTTATTTTATAAATAAAATTTATAGTATGAATATTTGGATCTGTTTCTGTGTAGTTTCTAATTATATCAGGACTCCATTTATTCTGATTATTATAACTACCATTGATTGCACCGATTTTACCCGCATTTATAGACTCAGGTAATTCAAATCCACTTATTATAAGTCCTGTTTCGTCTATGTATGATATTTTGCCGAATTTGGTTTTTATTTCTCCATCTTCATCATAAGCAAAAACCAATATTTGATTAGTGTATGGATATAATAAAAAATTTCTAATATCATCTTTAAATGTAAGTTTGTGTGATGTGCCGCCATTATTGTTTACCTCGCAAGAATAGAATTTTTTAATTACACATCCATCACCATTAAAATTCCAATATCTTTCTTTTACATCACCATCAGTTTGATCTACAAATTCAAAAACAGTTGGATTTTCGCCATTAAAATTTTCATCTTGATCAAAATAAAAAGAAAAACCGCTGGTCACATTTGGGGTTGTTGTTAAAACATCAAATCCATCTGGGGAATTTTTGACATAAAAAAACGGTGGTCTCAATGTATCATCAACTTTAATATAATTGTTTTTTGTAACTATTCCTTGACCACCTAACACACTCACAACAACAAGCTCGACAGAATAAGATCCTTCTTTTGCATATGTGTGAATTGGATTTTTTTCAGTAGATGTTGTTCCGTCCCCAAAATCCCAAAAACATCTAATCAAAGGTCCGTTTAATTCATTTGGTGCCATTCCAAGGCTAAAATTTTGAAAAGAAACTGTGAGAGGAGCACCACCAGAAACAGGAAATGCTCTAAACAAAGGCTTGGGTGTAAGAAACTTATTTTCTTGTGCTTTTAATATACCGTGTAGAGAAATATCATTTGGATTTGACTTCAAGCCCAGATTAATTTCTGTTTTTATGATCGCATCTTTAACAGCATTATGGTGCTCAGCACTCACTGAATTAGTCACAGTGCTGCCCAAACTCCATTGATTTTGTCTTGATCCTGCAAAACCACGAACTAGGTTATTAAAAGTATTGTTTGTTCTAGAGGCGTAGTATATTAATTCTCCTGAATTGAATTTCTTGTTTGTTATTCTTATTAAGCCCTGAGGAGGAAATCCTGACGCATCTTCAACAATAATTTTTTTTGCAGAATATCCAACACTTTGTTTTAAAGCGGTTGTTGCATTATTTCTAACTTCATACAAGCTATCTTTAGTATCAACAGCTTCTGGATACAAAGAAAGATCACCAGTTATATAACCATTATTTAAACTATCAATTCTTGCCATTTGACGCACCTAATTTTTTCGTATATTCATTTTGCAAATTAATCATATTGGACTGTAAAGCGTTTAATTTATTTAAAACTTGTTGTTTTATTGGAATGTCATCAGGCAGAGACAAAACAGTCTCCACTAGATCTATATCTATATTATTTTCAAGTAAAATTTTAAGGTTCATTTTTTCTAATAGCTTTGTTCCCCAATACTCTTTTTGAGCTTCAAAATCATCAAAATTTTTAAGGGGCTCTATTTTTTCAATATTTTTGTATGTTTGGAGAAAAAACTCAGATTCTTCTTCTATAAATCTTTTCTTTTCTTGAAGATCTGAGATTGTGTTCTTAACACCTTCTACAGCTCTATTTAATTGTCTTTGTTTTATCTTGAGTTCTTTTACAGCAAGATCGTCTGTTTCTTGATCTTTTAATTTATTTAATTTTAAAATATTAATTTCTTGAAGTTCTAATTTATCTTTTTCTTCATCAATTTGTAATATTATGTTTTTTAAATTGTCTCTTCTTAATTTCAATTCTCTTAGGCATTGCCACATCTTGGCTTGATTTGTTGGTTCTTTGCCTATTAAAAAATATTTTAATTGAAAATAACTGTGTCTTGAGATCACATCGGCTTTTAATAAGTCATCCATTTTTTCAATTAATTCTGTGGGCATACTTTACACTCTCTGTTAAAGGTTTCTTAAACTAAGATAGTAAAATCTGGATCAATCTACCCACTAGCATTATGTTGAATAAAGAGAAACAGTCACGCTACTGCTAGATATTACAAATTTACCATTTCCGTAAGCCACAGAGGTCCAAGTTGCAGAAACAGGTAGGTTGATCCCACTCCAATTTAATCCATCCATAGAAAAAGCCGCAATCGACGAAGGACCACCGACAGCAATCCATTTTCCATCACCAAAGGCTATGCTCGTCCAATTTAAAGTAGCTGGCATTCTCAAGGACGTCCAGCTAACTCCATCAACACTGGTGGCTGCGTAAAGACCATTGCAAACTGCAACAAACCGCCCAGCCCCATATGCAACACCATTCCACACAGCCGAAAAGGGAAGCGTTGATGCCGTCCAATTTATTTGATTTGTGGATCTGATGCATTTGTTTGTAAGTATAGAAGAAGTTGTGAGATTTCCATTTAATCCTCTGCCAACAGCAACAGATATGGTAGGACTATTTGCTATTCCTCTAACTTCACACAAATCAGCATGAGCCGTCGCCCCAGCCCAACCATCTGTGAATGTGAGCCCAGATATTGCACCTGCAGCCCAATTTGCGCCGTCAACAGAATAATTTAGTATTACATTTTTAGGACTTCCAAGTCCCCATGTTCCTAAAAATCCAAAAAACCTACCATTCAGAAAAGAAATTTCTTGACAACCAGGAATACCGTGTGAATTAGATGGAGTTCCTATGCTGAACGAGCCTGTAGCTATTGCATAAGGCAAATAAGATTGGGCAG